TCCAGGATGGGATAAGGACTGGTCAGAAGGATGTGCAGGACAGTCCAGAGAATTTAAGTGGACTGGTGAGGCCAAATCCAATGGATGGAATGAGGTCTTGGATCGTGCATCTAAACAACCAGGTGCAAACGTCCGCAAAAACCGATACTACGGTTAATCCTTCTAATCTTTTATAGCGTATGACCTCAAAAAGAAAGTCTCAAACACCAGTAGTCCCATTCGGGATGAGCAACAAGCATATGAAAAGAAAGAAACCAATCAACGCAGACTTGATGAAACCCATCGAGGCACTGACAGAAAACCAGCAAGAACTTTTCCGTTGTTATAAGAATGATCAAAACATTGTTGCCTATGGTTGTGCGGGTACTGGAAAGACCTTTGTAACCCTCTACAATGCACTGAAAGATGTTCTTGACCCAAAGACTCCTTACGAGAAGATCTACATTGTCAGGTCCCTTGTAGCAACCAGAGAGATTGGATTCTTACCTGGAGACCATGAGGATAAGTCTTCTCTTTACCAAATTCCTTATAAGAATATGGTGAAGTATATGTTTGAGATGCCTACTGATACAGACTTCGAAATGCTGTATGGTAATCTTAAGGCACAAGGAACAATTAGTTTCTGGTCTACGTCTTTCATTCGTGGTACTACACTTGATAATGCAGTCATTATCGTTGATGAATTTCAAAACTTGAATTTCCACGAACTTGATAGTATAATTACAAGGATAGGGGAGAATAGTAAGATCATGTTCTGTGGTGATGCTACTCAATCTGATCTTGTAAAATCCTCTGAGAAGACTGGGATTGCTGATTTTATGAGAGTGCTTAGAGTTATGCCGTCAGTTGATATCATTGAATTTGGCGTCGATGATATTGTTAGGTCTGGTCTCTGTAAAGAATACTTAGTTGCAAAAATGGATTTGAATTTATGAATTTTGAGCATTGTAATTATCTTGGTGACCTTGAATTAAACAAGAAAGAAACAAACGGCATCCGTCTTTACAACCTTCCAAGTGGAGACTGGGTGCCTTCTATCACATCCGTAACCTCTTTTTACAACCGACAGATCTTTGTCAAGTGGAGGAAGCGAGTTGGTATTGAAGAAGCAAATCGTATTACAAAAAAAGCAACTACTCGTGGTACTGATTTCCATGAAGCAGTTGAAGTATACATGCGGAACAATGAAATAAACTGGGATGACTTTCGTCCTCTTACACAGTTTATGTTTCATCATGCCAAACCATATTTGGATAAGATAAATAACATACACGCTATCGAAAGGACTCTGTACTCTGAGTATCTGGGTTTAGCTGGTAGGGTAGACTGCATCGGTGAGTATGAGGGAGAGTTAGCAGTCATTGACTTTAAGACTTCTGAAAAGATTAAACCTGAGAAATGGTTAGAAAACTATTTCGTTCAAGAAACTTTTTATGCTGCTGCTTACTATGAACTGACTGGTATCCCCGTCAAAAAACTTATCACTATTATGGTTACACCAGGTGGTGAGGTTAAAGTATTTGACAAAAGAAACAAAGGGGATTATATTAAGTTATTGGTTCGTTATATTAAAGAATTTGTATCTCACAATCTTAGGACAGAGAATGGAGAATGAACTAGAAAAAGCACTAGAAAGTAAATTCTTCTGCCCCTCTCGATTCGCGCAAGAGATTGAGTCTCTTGTACATACCGGCGACGGAATGAGTTATATTGATGCTGTTGTTCACTTCTGTGATAACAATAGTATTGATGTGGAATCAGTTCCCAAACTGATATCCAAACCACTCAAAGAAAAGTTAAAATGTGAAGCACTAGAACTTAACTTCTTGAAGAGAAGTTCCAGAGCAAAATTGCCTATTTGATTCTATTTTTGTCCGAAAAAAATTTCGGCAAAAATTTGACCCTATTACTTTTTTCATGATGCCGTTTGATGCCTACAAACAATATCTTTCACTGAAGAACCACTTCACGAAAGAGAAGTATGACTATCACAAGTATTGTGGTAAGAGTCGTGCAACCGTACAATCTTTCTATAAAAGGAAGGATAGATTTTGGTTTGAGAAAGTATCAAGGCAGAAGACAGATCAGGAAATGATTGACTTCTTTGTATCTAACTTTATCACTTGCACTGATCCAAGTAAGCTTTGGATAGGAGAGATGATCCGCGAAGGTGAAGGTAGATATACTGAATGGAAAAAGCGAACCCAATCACTAACTTATTTGTTTAAGGAAGAAACGGGATCTATTTTTGTTGATAGTAATTTTGATTCTATGTTCTCCATGGATGGTTCTACACATCCACAAATTCTTAAAGAGTATCTAAAAGATAACATCTCAATAGAAACACTGGTAATTCTTGATAGAATTCTTGGATTTAGAAAAGACTGGGACAAGAAACTACAAGACCCAGTGTGGGAAACCGTCAGTATGAGAATGAAAAAGTATTCTCCGTTTCTAAATATTGAGGTATCACGTTATAAAAAAGTTTTAAAGGAAATTGTTTTAAAGTAAAATGAGTTTTTTCGATTCTGATGTTGTCCGTGCTGAGATGACAGAAATTAGTGAACTACAAGAAGATGTTTATCGTAACGTCTTTACATTTCCCTCAATGAATAATGAGGAGAAATCATTTCATGTTGCAATGATGGAAAAACTTCTTGATAAACAAAAAGTTCTTTTTGCTAGACTGAGTTTATCGGACGATCCTGAAGCAAAACAAATGAAAGATAAAATCATCGAGTCAGCAACGATGATGGGTCTCCCTGAGGGAGGTGATTTGAATACGGTCTTCAACAACATGTCAAAGATGCTGGACATAATGAAACGGCAGATTGACAATGGTGACATAGACCAGTAGAATAACAAGGTACACACAAGCCAAATCTAATTAATCTAAGGTAATCCGAATGTCATTTTCAGATCTTAAGAAGCAATCCTCTCTGGGTTCTCTCACCTCTAAACTGGTGAAAGAAGTTGAGAAGATGAACAATACTTCCGGCGGCGCAGATGAGCGTCTATGGAAACCCGAAATGGATAAGACCGGCAATGGTTATGCCGTAATCCGTTTCTTGCCTGCACCAGACGGAGAAGAACTCCCCTGGGCAAAGATGTACTCCCATGCCTTCCAAGGTCCTGGTGGTTGGTACATCGAAAACTCTCTGACTACAAATGGTGGTAAAGACCCTGTGTCGGAGTATAACCGTGAACTGTGGAACAGTGGTCTTGATTCCGATAAGGATACTGTTCGTAAGCAGAAACGCAAACTCTCTTACTATGCCAACATCTATGTTGTGCAGGACAAAGCAAACCCTCAGAATGAAGGTCGTGTCTTCCTGTATAAGTTTGGTAAGAAGATCTTTGATAAGGTCATGGAAGCAATGCAACCTGAGTTTGAGGATGAGACTCCAATCAATCCTTTTGACTTCTGGCAGGGTGCTAACTTCAAACTGAAACTGAAGAAGGTTGCAGGTTACTGGAACTATGATTCTTCTGAGTTTGATAAAGTTGCACCACTCTTGGATGATGACGATGCACTAGAAGCATTGTGGCAAAAGCAATACTCTCTGTCAGCACTTGTTGCAGCAGATCAATTCAAGTCCTACGAGGACCTGGATAAGCGTCTGAAGATGGTGCTTGGTGCTAAACCTGCTCCCCGTCGTTATGATGAGGAGACTGATAATGAAGACAACTCTCGCGGCAACTTTGCTCCTGACTGGGCAGCAAAGAGTGCTCCTGCAGCAGACTTCAATGCACCTGACATCACTCCAACCAAATCTGCTGACTCAGATGAGGATGATGCACTGTCCTACTTCCAGAAACTTGCGGAGGAGTAATGGATAGCGCAGTTCATGCATGGAACACCATGAGTTACGGAGAAGGATTTCTCTTCTCCGTCTGGTTGTTAGGAATGTATTACATCAAACTTAGGATGGACAAATACTTCAATTAAAATAGTCTGATATTATCAGCAGTCTTCAAGGTTTCAGTCTTATATTGACTGGAACCTTTTTTATATGTCATGAGTTCTTCAAAGTCATCCATGATTACATTTAGATATCTTGGTTTTAATAAGTAAATGCTTCTCTTGTTGTTATTTAATTTCTCTTCATACTGATAGTTTGTGATTTCAACAACAGGATAACTGGTAACCATTCCAGATCCATCATAATAAGTTATACTATATGTTGAAGGAACTTGTAATCCCTTTTGAACAATTATAACATCATTACTATTTTTAAGTTCAGTAGTTTCATAATGATGAGATGAATTTAAATTATCATAAGTGCCGTACTTATTTAAAAGATATGTATCAAATTCAAGTTGTGGCATTGGCCATTCATCCTGAATATTGATAATATTATTACTAGTTAAGACAACCCAATCTAAATCAGACCTGTTATAAACTTTTAATGCAACATTATCAGGTCTATCATTACCAATAATTTCATACTTAGTAAAGAATGATAAGTCTTGATAGATGTCTTGTTTTAAAGCAATTCTTTTGAATAAATTTTTTACATTAATATAATCTGATATCAATGCATCAGGAAGTCTGCTAACATATTCAAAATCTGGAACTTTGCTGAAGTAATTTGACATTTTAGAAACCTATTTCTGCGGGAAGATCACCATCGCTACCGTAGTCATCATTAAATACGGGTTCAAGTTCTTTAAACTGAAGAGACATTTGATATGATGACATTGCACCATCTTCATAGGGAGCATAGTTTCCTTCAGGAGTGTATTGAACACTACATGATAGTAGAGCACACTCTTTAAATTTATTTAAAAACTTACTTTCTTCTTGACTTCCCAACTGAACATACTTAATTCTAAATGTATGAGGTGTCTTTAAGAAAAGTCTTGATTCTTCTCTAATTGGTGCCATACCTTGCTTAAAGAATCTAATAATTTTTAAAATTTCTTCCGCTTCACCTTTACTTCTTGGAGACATTTTAAATTGAAAAGTAAATGGTCTCAGTGATGGTCCATTAAATATCAGTTCAAGGTTTGGATTAAGAATCGTTCCTTGAGTTCTTGAAAATAATGCGTTCTCATTAGAACCAATAGCAGCTGATGCAGCCTTTTGTCCGATCAGTTGTTTCATTTCTTTATTATTAGAAACTAGTTGGTTTTTTAAATCACCTAGTTGACCACCAATACCACCACCAGAAGTTGCTGAAGCGTCAAGAGCACCTAAAGCAAGTCCTGCTGCTGCAAGTTGAAGTGGACCCATAGTGTCATCACCCCAGTTACAGGCATTAGCATCAGAAATACCACCAGGAATTGGTAGAGTTACTGTTCCAATTGTTCTTCCAGATGATCCACTTCTATCAGCAAATCCAAATCCTTGAACTTTTTTTGGTTCATACTTTAGCATATCAAATTTAATCTTATCCTGTTTCGGATCTCTAGCTATAGGATAGTTCATATCACCAAACTTATCTCTTGTTCCTGCCTTATTTTTTGGAGGTTCGCCACTTGGTCTTGAAGTATCTCCTGCTTCACCCTCATCGTTTGCATTATTCCCAGAACCACCACCAAGCACCTCTTGATTTTTTCTACCAGCATCTGTAAGTCCGCCAGCAGCAGC